AACATATTTCTTTGAACTTAGTTCCAGTTATGCAAAAAAAAATCTTGACGATCTTGCGCAAAAATAAATCAGCTGCGTTTTGAAAAGCAAGAGCCAAAAGCACAACTGAGTTCTTGATTGGCTTTTCAAAGTTCCGTCGTCAGCGCGACGCAATTGTTTGCGTCACGTTGTTCCATTCACGTCACCTCTTGACTTTTTTAAAGCTAACGTGCATTTCATGAAATAAGCCTGAATTCGGACCTCCCTCCTTTAAATTTTACTAGTTTGTAAATTTACCAAGATAAGTATTAATATATTTATTGGAATAAAATATGGTTAATAGTGCTAATCCTTTGGCTAAACATTTTAGACAGCCTCAATTATATCTTAAATTACCCAGTCATGGACGTTGGTACCCACCGGGCAGTTTAGAACTACCAGTTACCGGGGAACTACCTGTTTACCCAATGACTGCCAAAGACGAGCTAATCTTAAAAACTCCTGATGCACTGTTAAATGGACAAAGCACTGTGGACGTTATACAAAGTTGTGTACCTGCTATCAAAGATGCATGGAAAATGCCCGCTGTCGACTTAGATGCGGTACTGATAGCTATACGTCATGCAACATATGGTCCAGGCATGGAGTTTGTCAGTGTTTGTCCCCATTGTCAAAGAAAAAATGAAAACACTGCGGATCTAGGCGCATTGTCGTCGCAGATAACCTGTCCTGATTTCGATTCTACTATAAAAGTAGAAGGGCTGGAAATTTATATCAAGCCTCATGATTACCAACAATTTAACAAAGCCAGTTTAGAAAACTACGAGCATCAACGATTATTATCTGTAGTGGGAGATGACTCGTTGAGTGAAGAAGAAAAATTAGCAAAATTCAATGTTGTTTTTCAAAGATTATTAACTCTTACAGTAGAACAAATCAGTAAAAGTGTAGCTGGAGTTAAAACAGAAGAAGGTGTTGTAGTAGAAGATCCTGATCAGATTCATGAATTCTTTCAAAATTGCAATAAAACAGTGTGGGACTCAGTTAAATCAAAGTTAGAAAGCTTTGGAGAACAAAGCCCACTTAAAAAAGTTCCTATAACGTGTGAACACGAAGACTGTAACAAACCCTATGAAACCCCATTAGTTTTTGAGCAAGCAAGTTTTTTCGCATAAGGCTTTTGAGTTTAGACAATGAATCAATCGTTGAAATGATCAAAGATTTCGACAAAGATTCAAAAGCCCTTAAGAAGAATATATTAAAAATTTGTTGGCATATGAGAGGTGGAATAACTTATAGCGAAGCTTTGGAAATAAGTTTTCAAGAAAGAGAAATCATTAATGGTATTATCGAAGATAATATTAATACCACGAAGGAAACGGGGCTGCCCTTTTTCTAAAAACAGCAATATTATCATTCTTTAAAGATGTGCTACGCACATCTATCACTTTCGCTGTCGCTCAGTGATATATTGTTTTTTTTTAGAGCGAAGCGATATAAGTTTCATCCAGATTAATCAGTCACACTTTGCCCGCACAGGGCAAAAATGATAATGCTTCATCCGAGTAGCACAGTCATTAGCGTTAAAGCAGTTACAGAGGCGGTTGTCCGGTACCTCGAGCTCAGTTCTTATCACAACGGCAGGTTTATATCTATACGCTAACATACATATAAACCGTGTAGCATCACTGCTACGTCTTTTTTAGCCTGTTAATCCTTTTCAAACAACCAAATTGCGGCATTGGCAATCGTCATCCTTTCGGGTAGTGGTTGAGTGCTCACTAGCACGGTGAGTCTTCCGTCCCTGCGATCCGAGATCCAGGTCTAGGGCACATGATATTGACCTGTGCAAGTCTTAAATGCTTAATTTATTTTTTATATGGGAGCCATGGATACGACAATTGATTATGCCGTTGTAATATTCGTCTGATTCTAATACACGCCTGGTAAATTGTTCTCTTGCTTCAATGTAACTACAAATTGCTTTGGAATTACAATAGTAAAGTATTTCTCTGGTAAAATTGTCTGAGCCTAATGTTTGTACATCTGTTTGTAACTCAGGACTTGAGCCATAATAATCTCTCCAGTCTGAATCGACTTTTGAGCGAATTTTCTTTTTCTTTTTGGTGCCGTTTTTTAATTTTACTGTTCTTTGAGTAGTTTTACTGAATTTTGCCAGTTTTTTGCCAATGTATTTTTTGTTTGATATTTTGTTTGTGATAAGATATACAAATCCAACACAACTGTCGGGTAAATTCTCAACCTCTGAGCCTTCGAATAACCAAGTCATATTGTATTTGTGGAGATTCCATGATGTGTACTTTAATTTATGCCAAATAGTCTAAGTTACAATAAAATGTTATTTCTTCAATGCAAGTATTTGAGTTTACGTTTAATCCATAATTGATAAAATTATATACGTCAGTTAAACCGATTCCGTTGCCAGTCCAATTTGATCGACTCCTGGATAACTCAGTATCTAGTCTATCTAACGTAATTAATGTTGTTTTAAAAGGCACTTTGTTTTGTTTAAATGCTTGAGTGCCTTGCTTGCTAGCATGTTCTAACGCTGCTTTACTTACACGATATGTTTCAAATCGGGGTTCAGGAGCAACAACAGTCTTCATACCTACACTGCCAATATTAAATATATGACCACTTTTTCTAGCAGCAGACCACGTATCGTATACTGCCATATAGACATTTGTCTGTGCAAAGTTTGCCCAGTCCTCTTGTGGGGGTCCATCGAAGGCATTATTGATAAACACATCATAATTCAAGCTGGCTTCAGCAATTTGTTTATGATCTCGGGTAATATCTATGCCATCTTCTCTACTGATGCTAGTGCCATTTAAGTTTTTGACCAGCTCTAACCCAAGCCCTCTATTACCACCTGTAACTAAAACTTTCATTTTTTGGATCCTCCTTGATCCCATACTTTTGTAAATTTTGTTCCGCAAGTCATTGCACACTCAAATAATCTGTTACTATTAGTAAACGAATTAATTAAATCTGTCCAAAAAACATTATCAAAAATTTCTGTCAATGACCTATGTTTAATGGATAAATTTTCTAATCCATACGATTCTAAGAATGTTCTGACTTGATTTTTACCGTCAACAGTGCTCAATGAGTTTGCCCCGGGCAAGCTATTATCCCTAAATCTGGCATCATATAAATTATGATTAAAGAAATTGCAAGGAAGAACTAATCCTTCTGCATTAATTGCAACTTTTTTACCTAATAATGCATCACATTCAATGGGGGTAGTTTTGAAGTATTCTTCTATATCTGTGTATTGCTTCTTTAAGGTGGGCAATAACATCATACTTTTATTTCTGTATTCATCGTTACTCGGTGGTTCGATGACAAAGTCTGATTTTGCAATAGGCCATGCAGCCATTTCAGTTAAATTTTGAAAATTTAAGAAACGACCAGTTTTACGAACAAGCACATTAAAAAATCCTAGTTCTTTGCCTAACTGTCGAACCATTTCAACTTGATGTTCATTGTGTTTGAAAACAATAAAGTTCCATTGAGCCTTTCCTCCTGCAGAGATAAATGCTGTTGCATTTTCTATAACTTTGCTGTATTTTACATTGCGCCGGTACAAATGTAAAGTATCTTCTAGTCCATCTATACCGAAATCAATTTGACCGTACCCGTTGAAAATCTTAGCAACTTCTTGCCAATATTTTATATCGTGTACTCCGCCGTTGGTATGTATATACAGCCACAGTGTTGGATTTTTGCGTCTAAAATCACTGAGAATATCTAAAAACTCGGGATGCATAATTGGATCCCCATAACTTCCGCAAAAGAACACCTGTCTAAGATTAGTGCATAGTTCTGTAGTAAATGAATCGTTAATAATATTACGATCTAAATGCACTAAAGGCATATAAGGATTAATGCCTGTTCCTAAATTATTTCGTGGGCATTGTGGACAAGCAGCATTACAGTAGCTAGTTATCTCAATTTGATATTCGTCGATGGTGTCTAAATTAAAGATCTGGCGCATTTAAGAAAAAGTCTTTGGCTTCTTTTAATATATTATTGCTGGTTTTAAAAATAGTATTTTCTAAATTAGGTCCTAGTTTTCTATTTTCAATAACCCACTCTACGAACGGGTTAAAAAAAGTGTATTTCCAAATACCATTATGTCCTAAATATAAGTTTGGACTTATAAATCTAGGCAATTCTTGATTTTTTGCAACTATAGTATCAATATACGATTTACTATATACAGGCCAAAATTGTCCACTTTGTAATTCTTTATCTAATAAAGTAACTTTATCGATAGTAATTCTTTTTATATAAACGTACTTATCTACTGCAATGGAGCCGTCTGGATTATATATGTGATCTTCATCTGTTTTACCGTAGTGAACTATCTTCAATTCGTGCTCGCCCAAGTTTAAATCAAACTCTCTTTCAAATAATTCAATAGCGGCACCTTCGTAGAGTACAACATAATCATCAATAATAATTTTAATAGTAGGGGTTCCTAGTTTATTGCCCACTTCAAATTCTATTTCCAATTTCATTAGTGAATGACTCCAGCAAGTCGATTTAATCTAGATTTATAATTGTCCATCAAAACTCGTAGCTGATCGTCTCCTTTCCAAAAAGTATATCCTAGTTTAATTGCATACTCTTGTGCTTCAATTCTTCGTAAAATGCGTTCTTTGTAAGTTAATGTCGGATTAGTTTCACAACTCCAGTCAGGGCCACTGGGGCGTT